GCTTCTCAGGCATTCGTGCCTTCGAGATGCCAGCTAGCGATTGCGTCGGTCGGCCTGCAGCTGAAGCTCAGCGCGACTCGTTGCTTTATCATGCAGCCCTCTTTCGTAAACAGGAAGAGAAGTTCGAATTTTCGGCGGACTGGCTCAACATTGTTTCAGAGCGTTGGCCTGACACTACAGATCTTTTCGGAGATTGGTTGGTGAATTTCGACAAGCACTATGACAAAGCTGTCGATGCCGTCACAAAGACTTCTTCTTCTGGTTGCTCAGTGCAATTGGGACAGACGAAGGGTGCCGCTTTGAAAGCCACTGGTAGTGGTCCCACGACTAAGACCATTGTGTTTCAACGGCTAGTCTTGCTCATGTCCACCCCATATGAAGAGCTGCGAAAGTACACTGCTTTGGAACTCGTGCAGAAAGGCTTCGTCGATCCAATCCGAGTCTTTCTCAAGCCCGAGCCTCACAAGTTTTCTAAGCGGTACAAGGAAAATGGAGACGAACTCCCGCAGAAGCGTTGGCGAATCATTTCGTCGTGCTCTCTTGTGGATGAGCTCGTCGACCGTATTTTGTACACCACACAGAACAAGAGTGAGATTCGACGCTGGCATCAGACTCCGTCGATGCCAGGCGTTGGATTTTCCGATGACAGTTCTGCAGACCAGTTCTTCTATAAAGTTCTAGCTCCTCAGAGCGACAAAGAGCTTTTCCTTCTTGATTTCCAAGGATGGGACTGGGGTGTCAAGCAGGACATTCTTGATGCAGATGCTGATGTCCGCAGCAACCGCTGCGGTGGCCGCGATCGAGGCATGTTTCGCAAGCGTGCGCTGACTATTGGATATTCTGTCTTCGTTCTGGACGACGGTAGTATCTACGAGCAGTGCATTCGTGGAATCATGAAGTCGGGATGGTTCAATACATCCTCGACGAATTCTCGCGGCCGCGTTCTCATTTCCCTCTTGTTTGCTGCGAAGTCTGCTGCGTCTCGCGGCGACGATCCCTCCTCTTACCTCGAGTTGTTCTTCGTAATTGCTATGGGAGATGATTCGGTTGAGGAGAAGCATAAGGATGGATGGAACGCCTTTCTGCATCAACTCTTGAAATGGGGCCTTCGTCCTGACCCGAAGTTCAAAGGAGAACTCACAGATGTGAAACACGTGAACTTCTGTTCCCATGACTTCGACATTACGCCTTATGGCCAAGTTCGCGCCAATTTGCGCAACTACCTTAAGAGCATTTCGAAGTTCTTGTACCTTCCGCGCTCGAAGCGGTCGCCTGAGCAGATTGCTGGCCTTCGGGTGGCTTTCCGCCATGCGCCTGAGCTCGCGCTGTTGGAACGCATGTGGAGCATGTTGTTCCCGGAACTCTGGGAGGCTTCTTGGACGGCCGAGCCGGGGCCTTGCTGAATGCTCGGCACGCTATCTTTTGATCAGCCGCAGTGTATAGTGTCCTCCGCGGCTGAAGACTTATTGGAGAGGTCTTCATTTTACTTATATCTACACAGTATTATTGACTATCATGCCGACGCACCCCAGGCGGAAGGGAGCGCCTCGAGTTCAGAAGCTTATCAAGAAGAAAGCATCGAATTCGAGGTCGACGTCGACACCCCGTGTTGCGGTCCGTCCAAATGCCACTCGGAGGCGTCCTGCGACCACCGCATTTTCGAAACCGTTGCAGCGACGCTTGCCGGGCTCTTTTCCGGGTTTGGTTGTGTCTGAGTGGTCTCACAATGTTGAAAACCCTTTCACAGAAAGTGCGAGCAAAATTCCAGATTTAGTATCTGGGCCACCCTCGAACTTGATGTCGACAGTAGATATTACGAACACTTTCAGCAAGTTCACTTGGCCTACCAGCGGTAACGCTTCGGTTAATGTCACAAGTGACGCAGAAGGTGATCCGTGGCTAAACTACACTCAGGCTATCAACACTGTGGGACAACAGTTAATTGTCCAGTTCCTACCATGTGTCATGTCGCCAGCGTCATTTCTGCTTACACCAGAAGAGTCGAGAACTCTTGGTGGAGATACACTCGCAATTCTGATAACGAAAGCTTTGGAGCATTCGGCAGACCAGATTACGCCCGTTCTTGGGTATTGGCTGGTGCTTGATGCAAACGGCAAAGTTATTGGAGTTGATCTTCTGAGAGCAGACAAGCTTATGACGGCTGAAGAATCCATTAAACTCATCCGCTTGACTAAAGCAGGGATTCGAGTTGGGCTTCAACAGCCGAAGTTTACGACCGGTGGACAAGTATACATGAATCGAGGCGCAGGAGCTTTCCTACCTATCTTTGGAGTCCCTGATCTTGATGGCAGCGGTGTCAATGGTGATACAAGCCAAGAGACGCTTTCGGCTTTCAAGCCTGGAGAGCAATGCTACGTCAATCTTGATGAGGCTGGTTCTGCTAAAGGTCCCGGTGGCTTCGCAGGAACTCTAGCAACTAAGGCTAACATGGTTCGGCTTTGTTCGAAGACAGCAGGAACTAAGATGAGGTCTTTGGACTCAGGCTCTCACTCGATGTCTATGGCGTCGTACCCGTTGGACAGCGTCAAGGCGCTGGAATACATGGCGTATGATAAAGCAGACTCGTGGGGTCTGCCGGCCTATCACCATGCGTATGAAGCCTATGTTGGTGCTGACAACGGCACATTGGGCAAGACTGCTGGATGGCCCCATACTAATGCTAACTGGCAGGCACTCTTGAGTGACGCGGTTGGTTACAACTCCGACAGGATGATGACTAGGTGGTGTCCAGGGTGGTTTGTCTTTCACCCGACATTCTCGACGTCGATCAACCCGTCCCAAATTGTGGCAAACTTGCAGATTGAGACGTTCACTGCGTGGGAGTTTGTTCCTTACGCGCGTACTTTCGCTCATCTGACAAGAACTCCGGCGCATGTGGGTGATGCGGCGCATCGCAAAGTGGGCAAGCCGAAGGATAGCTTGACTGGGACGGGTGGAATCAATGAGGCTAAGCCAGCTCCCCTGCTTCGAAAGGGTGCAGGTGGCACAACTGGAAAGAAGGGTGGCACTCGTTGACATGGAGGCGGAATCCAGAAGCCTAACCAGTCCGAGTTGCATCGCACAAGTTTGTCTAGCTTGTTGCAGAGAACCTCGCCAATTGTGAACACCCAACTGGATTTCCAGCCATCCAACTATGTGGGTGGTCCTCTCGGAGCAGCAGCAAATTTCCCTGTAAATTTCTTTTCTAGCGGCATGTTGGCACGCGATGGCGAGCCATTAACGGACCACACAATTGCGGCGGGCTTAGCTGGTTCGGCTTTGCCTGCGCATAAAGCAGTTGCATATGCCCGTGGCATGAGTAAAGCAGCACTCGCGAGCTTTATTCTGTTTGGCTACGCAATTGACAAATCGGTCCATGGGATCTCCTCTCTTTTGGAAGAAGAAGATCCTCCATTTCTGGACGTGTGATCCCTCTGTACCCTCCAAGGTGAGCCGGGGCCGCGCTTTGAGCGTGGGAAAGAGTGGGAAGCACAAACACGAAGTACCGTGCTTGGCCCGACCCCTTCTCTCCAAAAAAA